AAATAGGTGGTATCGGAGAAACCGAAGATGCCCAGCAACAAATAGAACAAAGATTTACAGGGATAGAAACCTCAGTAGAATATCTAGAAAAGCAAATTGACGGTATAAAAATACCTGATAACAGCGAAAGTATCAGTTCTCTAAAGGCACAACTCTCAGGACTCTCTATTTCTGTTAAAGAATTAGAAAAAGACGTAGATAAATTAGAAAATAGTAATTCCAATCCTTTAGCTAACTAAATGGATGATTCTGCGGTACCCAAGCATGGCGTAACGGGGAACATTTCTATTTCAGATCAAGAGGTAGAAAAATTCTTAAATTATACCGACACAAAAAAACCGATTATCGGAGAAGTCTTTCGATCTGGAGAAAAGGTAAAAGATACTAAGTATCGTGATGTAGAAATATTTTACATTGACGAAGATCAATCTGACTTTTATCAAATCCTGAGTCATGTAGCGTTAAAAGTAAATCGCTATTTTAAATATGACATAGACGGAATGGAGCGGGCGCAAATTATGAAATATAACGCTCCCTCTCATGGGTACAATTGGCATATAGATATAGGAGCGGAAGGGCCTTCTTTAAACCGTAAAATAGGTGTATCCATATTATTAAATGAAAACTATACCGGAGGAGAAATAGTTTTCAGAAGCAGTGAAGAAGAAAGAGATATAAAACCAAAAAAAGGAGAAATAATAGCTTTTAGTTCTTTTATTTCACATAAAATTAATCCTATTACAAAAGGTGAAAGATACAGCTTGGTAGCGTGGTTCACCGGTCCACACTTTAAATAATTCTTGTATCTCCTTAAATCGTGAGGCATACTAATCTAAACCGAGATAATTTGTTGTATCAACTGACTCGGCAGACGTACTCCAAGATGATGCAGCAGTTTTAGTTAGGAGAATATAATGGCTAAATCAACTTTTTCAGGTCCGGTCAGGTCACTGGGCGGTTTTATTAACGCAGGTTCCAAATCTTTTGTTAGCTTAACAGCAGATACTACTTTAACTGTGGCTACTCATGCCGGCAGATTATTGTTAACCAATGATGCTGACGGTAAATTTACTTTACCTAGTATTGTGGCAACAACGCCGAACGATCCTACTGATCCCGGACAAACTAACAACATTGGCGCACAATTTACTTTTGTAGTAGAGACAGTAGCTACTGATATGGACATTTTAACAGATGGTACGGATAAGTTTGTTGGAGGTCTTGCTTTTGGTAAAAGCGATGCATCAGGTAAAACGTTTTTTTCTGGAGCAGCTAACGATGTTATTACGCTGAATGGCACTACAACAGGCGGAATAGTAGGGACTACAATTGTAATAACTGCAATGGCTAGTGCTAAATACCATGTAACTGGTATTGTTCTGTCTTCAGGTACTGTCGCAACTCCATTTGCTGACGCTTAATAAAGGAGTAAATTATGCCACTTAAAATATCAGGAAGTGATGTTAAGGTAGCTACAGCGACGGGTGATGCCACGATTGTTAATCATCCGGCACGTTTACGTCAAATATACGTGTTGACTTCAACGGGTTCACCTAAGATTATTTTTAAAAATGGCGGTTCTAGTGGGACAACACTTTGGACACAAGATTTAAAAGCTTCTAGTGAATCTAATATTAATGTTCCCGATCAAGGTATTTACTTTGGTACTAACATTTATGTTGACGTTACGGCAATAAGCTACTTAACGGTCTTTCATAGTTAATCGGAGGGTAAATGGCTACTTCCGGTTCAAAAAACTTTGAGCTTGATGTTGCAGAATACATCGAGGAAGCGTATGAGCGTTGCGGATTGGAAATGCGCACCAGTTATGATGCGCGAACCATAAAGCGATCTTTAAATATTTTGCTAGCGGATTGGGCGAATCGAGGCTTGAATCAATGGACGATTCAGCAAAACTCGATAAGCATGACAGAAGGAACATTAAGTTATGACCTTGATTCAACTGATCCTACAGCAGTAATTGATGTATTAGACGCTTTTTTGCGTCGTACAGTGAATAGTGTTAATACAGACTATTCAATTGATCGTATCAGCAGAAGTGAATATGCTAATATTCCCAATAAAAGTACCAAAGCGCGACCTTCTCAATACTTTATTGATAAACAGATAACCCCTAAAATATATGTTTATCCGGCTCCTGAAAACAGCACGGACACAATTCATGTAAATTGTTTGACACGCATAGACGATACCGATGCTTTAACAAACACAATGGAAATGCCTTTTAGATTTTATCCAGCCTTAGCGGCGGGATTAGCATATTACCTCTCTTTAAAAAAAGCTCCTGATAGAACTCAAATGTTAAAGGGAATTTATGAAGAGGAGTTCAGAAGGGCGGCTGATACTGACGAAGATCGTGCTAGTGTGAAGATAGCACCTGCATTGAGGTCTTATACATCATGACCTATGCAGCGGGAAAATTTGCTCTGGGAGAATGTGATCGTTGCGGACAAGCATATAAATTACATCAATTAAAAAAAGAATGGACCGGATTTAAAGTTTGTCCTAGTTGTTATGAGCCTAAAGCTCCACAATTAGGACCCTTTCCTCATGTAGATGACCCTCAAGCTTTATACGAACCGCGTCCGGATACAGACAAACCATCGGGCAAGGGAGTAGTGAGAACTTATGCTGCAAATACTATGTATAGTGTTACGGACGATCCTATAGGCTATGCGTTTGATGGATTGGAAGCAGAGGGCGAAGTGGGTACCGTAGAGGCAGGAGGAGACTGATGGCTTTTACTTATAGTGGATTAAAAACAGCCATTCAAGATTATATGGAGAACGATGAAACTACGTTCACCAGTTCATTAGATACTTTTATAAAAAATACTGAAGAACGTATTCTAAAAGAAGTAGAATTATTGGGGTTTAGAAAAAATGTAACCGGTACTTTAACCAGTGATTCACCTTATTTGGGGATGCCAACTGATTATTTAGCACCATTTAGCTTGGCAGTGATTGATTCCGATAGTAATTACAATTATCTTTTATTAAAACACGTTAGTTTTATAAGAGAATACACACCGGCTGCTGCAACGACCGGTACTCCACTTTATTATGCACAATTCGATGAAGATAGTTTTATCTTAGCCCCCACTCCAAGTGCTGATTTAACGATGGAGTTACATTATTTTTATCAGCCTTCTTCTTTAACCGCAGCCGGCGACAGCGGTACTACTTATATTTCTACGTATGCTCCAGACGCATTATTGTACGGTTCATTATTGGAAGCGGCTGTGTTTATGAAATTGGGACCAGAGGAGTTTTCTATCTATCAAGATCGTTATGATAGAGAAATGGTGAGATTGAAAAACTGGTCAGAGGGTAAAAATACACGCACGGAAGATAGATATGACAGGATAAGGAGTCAACCTTCATGATAAAAAAACCAATTAAAGAGTTAGAAGGAAAAAATATAGCCATTGTGGCTATGGGCAACAGTCAATTAGATTACCATAAAATGATTACTCACAGTCATCAGTTTGATGAAGTATGGGCTATCAACGCCATGATCGGTGTTTTAAAAAAGGCAGATAGAGCTTTTATTATGGATCCAGTTAGTCGTTTTTTTGATACAGAGGATGCTGGCAATATGACAGTCATGATGAAAGAAACACTTCCTACGATTGATTATCCTATTTATACGTGTGAATTAGACAAGCGAGTTTCGGCCCTGGAAGAATATCCCATTACTTCCATTGTTAAAGATTTAAACTGTAGTTATTTTAATAATACTATTGCTTACGCGATTGCTTTTGCGTTATGGAATAACGTAGGTGGGGTTAACATGTTTGGTGCTGATTTTACTTATAAAAGTAATTTATACTTTGCTGAATCTGGACGTGGTTGTTGTGAATTTTGGTTAGCTAAATGCACAGATGCTGATATTACAATACAAGTAGCTTTATCATCAGGTTTATTGGATTCAGATGTGCCTATAAAAGAAAAATTATACGGTTATCATCGTTTAGAAGATCCTATTGTTACTTATACAGAAGATGATCAATTAAAAGTATGTAATTGGTCAGAAGTAGAACAACAACAAGCAATTCCTATAGGTCTTGTAGGACGGCATAATGAACCATTACAGGAAGGAATAATTGTGGAGCCTAAGAAATACTAATGTTTTCACTTAACTCAGAAACAGAAGTTGGAAATCTTGCGGTTACTACAACAGAACACAGAGGGCATACGATAGAAGAAGTTGCTAAAATGGCAATTGAGAAAGTAATTTCTATTAGTGACACAGCCCCTGCGCCGATTAAGGCACAAGCTCACGCATTTAAAAATGCGTGCCATAAGATAATTGTGTATTATATGCAAGAAGCGATTAATAATCACATGTGTACGATATGCAATCAATTAGAAAACCAAGGTCAACAAGACCTAGCTAATATTATTAGGAGACTATAATGGCGATAACACAGGCGATGTGCACTAGCTTTAAGGGAGAACTCTTACAAGCCAAGCACAATTTCTCAACAGGAGGAAACACTTTTCAACTGGCTCTTTATACCAGTTCAGCTACGATGAGTGCTTCTACAACAGCTTACAGCACAAGCCAAGAAGCGACAGGAACCAATTACACAGCTAAAGGAGGTACTTTAACTAAAGTTGAACCTACTACTTCTGGAACCACTGGGTTTACAGACTTTGCTGATTTAAC